TAAATCAGTAACCCAACTAAAAGGTGAAGACTTAGGTCATTTACCTGGTGACATCCAAGAAAAATTTGACCCATACATGGGTTCTTTTGTTGATAACTTTGAAAAATTAATTGGTGAGACAATGACTCGTAAATTAAGAGAGTTAGGTTTAATCAATATCCAACCTTTAGCTTTTATTAGAGGTCGTAGTATTGATAATACAATCATCATTGTTGATGAGGCACAAAATATATCCATTGATAATATGAGAACACTTATGACTCGTATTGGTGATAACTCTAAGATGGTTATTTTAGGGGATGTTAAACAAAAAGATATCAGAAATAAAAAAGATAGTTCACTAGAAGTTATTATTGATAAGTTCAATGGCATGGATAATTTTGGTTGTGTTGAGTTAAGAAATCCTGATGATGTGGTTAGAAACCCAATTATTAAAATCATAGAAGATGTTTTTGATGACTTAAACGATCCTATAACAACTAGTAAAGGAATAATAAAAGGATGAAAATAGGTATATGTATAGACGGTGTTTTAAGGAATTTCTTAGGTCGTGTAGAAGAGGTACACGAAAAATACTTTCCACCAAAAGAAGGTGAAGAAGGTGTACAAGTTTTAGATTATGACCTAGAAAAGTGGTTAGTTTTTCCAGAGGAAGAAGTTAAACAAAGTGAAATGGAATTCAACCCCGACTTCAATGAAGAAGAATTTATGGCCTCCAATGAAAGTACTGAATTAGAAAAGAAAATAGATAAAACTACTGTTGAGGAGTTTCTTTATGAAAAATGTACTTTAGAAATATTTGGTTATGCTGGTGAAGAAATTAATTCAGCTGTAGACACATTAAATAATTTAGTTTTAGATAATCCTGAACATGAGTTTTATTTAATTAGTAGAGAAATAGGTTTATCTATTCCTTCTACACTTTTCTTTTTGTGTAAGACTAAATGTATGGTCCAAAATATTAAGTTTATTAAAGAGTTTAAATCTTTTTGGGACTTTGTTGATGTCGGAATAACTGACAGACCAGAGATAATAAACTCAAAACCTGAAAGTAAAATTTGTTTAAAAGTAAATAAGAATTATAACGATTCTTATGAGAGTGATTTTACAGTAAAAAGTATTAAAGAGGTTGACACCGAATACCTCAATAAAATGTGTGGTTCAGTTTTATCTTAAAAAAGTTTACAAATATTAAAAATGAATTAAATATAACTTATGGATAACTTATTTAAAATAGCTAATGAAGAGTTTTATCTAGACTTAGATAAAATTTCTGAATTAATTAGAATCGAACCTACTGTTGATGAGTTACTAGTGTATACTCAAACATCAGATGAGACTAAAGAAGAAGTGACTGAAAATAACCCCCCCACTAATAATGTTATTTTTGGTGAACCACCACAAGATATGGGTGGACCACAAACAATGATGGATGTAGCAAAATGGGAGGTTATGAGAGCTTTAATTGAATCAGTATTAAATGAGAATGGTATAATAGATGAGTCTATGGGAATTAAAAAATTAGAAAGTCAATTATCAATACCCTTTAGATTATCTTTTAATACATTAATAAAAAATAAAATTATAAAGAAAAATGGATAACTCAAACACAGAAGAAATCGTAAAGAACCTAGAACAAAATTTGGCAAAAATGGAAGAAAAAAACTTTTCCATTTATTTTTTCGTAATCGATACAAATGGTTCACCTACAGGTTCAGTAGCTAACATTTATGAACATGTTAAAATGTTAAATGAATTAGGATACAAAGCCTGTATTTTACATGAAAAAAATGACTATATCACAAAACAATTACCTTTTATTAAAGATTGGTTAGGTGAAGAATATTCTAATTTACCTCACGCGTCTATTGAAGATAAGGAAGTTAAAATAAATATGACAGATTACATTATGATTCCTGAAATTTTTGCGAATGTAATGGAACAAACAGCTAACCTACCTGGTAAGAGAGTTGTTTTCTGTCAATCATATGATTATATCACAGAAACACTACAAGCTGGTAAAGTTTGGCCTGATTATAATATTAAAGAGTGTATTACTACCACTGAAAAACAAAAAGAATACATTGATAATTTGTTTAATGGTCGAGTTACAACTAAAGTAATACCTGTTTCTATTGATGAAAGATTCCAAAAATCAGAAAAATTAAAAAAACCAGTAGTTTCAATTTTTACTAGAGACCAAAGAGAAACGGTTAAAATATTTAAAACATTCTACATAAAATACCCACATCTAAAATGGATTACTTTTAGAGACATGAGAGGTATGACGAAAGAAGTTTTTGCGGAAGCATTGAAAGAGTCTTGTATATCTGTTTGGGTAGATGATATTTCAGCCTTTGGTACTTTCCCACTAGAGTCTATGGCTTGTGGTACACCCGTAATTGGTAAGGTTCCAAACCTACCTAATGGTTGGATAACAGAAAAAAATGGTATTTGGGTGGATAATTCAGTTATCATTCCCGATATACTATCACAATATATCCAATCTTGGTTAGAAGATTCAGTACCTGAAGATATTTTCTCAGAAATGGATAAAACAGTAGAAGAATTTAAACCTTCAGTTATTAAAGACGATGTTGAAAAGGTTTATTCAGAACTATTTGAAATTAGAAAAGAAGAAATAAAAGAAACTTTGAAAAAGTATAAAGTAGATAACTTAGAAGAAAAAAATTAATAAATGGAAACAAATTTAACAGTAATTATACCAGTCCATAGTTTGGATGAAAAAGAAAAAGACCTTTTTTCTAACGCAATTAAAAGTGTAGAGGAACAAAAAGTTTCCGTAGAAAAATTAATAATCGTAGTACCTAAAGGTAGTGAAGCTAAAAAAACTTTAGATGAATTTGATTTTAGTGATGAAACTAAAAATATGTTAACTATTGTTGAAAATGATGGTGAAACAGATTTTTGTTCACAAATTAATTTCGGAGCAGAAAAAGTAGAAACTGAATGGTTTTCTATTTTAGAACTAGATGATGTCTATTCAAATATTTGGGTTGACAACTTTGTTAAATACAAAGAAGAAAATAAAGACATGGATATGTTTTTACCAATCGTACTAGATGTTAATACTGAAAATAAATTTATTCACTTTAGTAATGAACCTGTTTGGGCTAGAGACTTTAGTGAAAAAATGGGACAATTAGATTATGACTCATTATTAAACTTCCCTAACTTCCAAATCTCTGGAAGTGTTATAAAGAAAGAATCTTTTGATTCTGTAGGAGGTCTTAAAGGAAATATAAAAATGTTTTTTGGTTACGAGTTCTTATTAAGAATGTCATATTATGATATGAAAATGATGACAATCCCTAAAATTGGTTACAAAAAACTTAACATGAGAGAAAATTCATTGTTTTGGCGTTATAAGAATGATAAAGATTATTTTGTTGACCCTGTTGAATCTAAATTTTGGTACAATACTTCTAAAAAAGAATGTTACTTTAAAAAAGATAGAGGCATAAAATATGAGACAGAAAATGTTTAATAGAATATGTCTGAAAAGAGAGGTAGGGGTAGAAAACCTAAAAATAAAAGGTATTTCGGTGAAGAACAAGAAGAAGCCGTAAAACAATTTTTATCTTTAGGAACTTTAGTACCCGATGAAAATACATTTGATGGCTTTCGGTGGACAGGTACCACCGATGAAGTCATCAAGAGGGAAAGGATATACAAAGATTATCTTAGAGACCCTTTAAATAAGATGGTCGAAAGTATTATAAGAAAGTATAAACTTTACCCTAAAACCCTAACTTATGAAGACGCACATTCTGATGCTTTATCATTTTTAATGATAAAATTCCATAAGTTCAAACCAAGTAAAAATAAAAAATCTTATTCATATTATGGTACTGTTTGTAAACATTACCTTTTAGGTAAATTAATTAAGGAAGATAAAAAAATGAAATCTGTCTTACCTTATGAAGATTATTCAGATTACTTAGAAAACGATGAAGTCAACAGTTATAGAATAGATGAAGATGAGTCAGACTTAACTTTATTCATTAAAAAGATATCAGAATCTATTAGGGAAGAAATGGAAAGTAAGATATTAAATGAAAACGAAATTAAAGTAGGTAATTCTTTAATTAAAATTCTAGATGAATGGGATAATATTTTTAGTGATGAAGCAGGTAAAAACAAAAAATATAACAAAAATTTGATTTTACTTTATATGAGAAACATGACTTCTTTAACAACTAAAGATATAAGAAATGCAATGAAAAGATACAAAGTAATCTATCAGGTGTTAAAAGATGATTTATAAAACAAAATCTAAGAATATTTATAAATAAAACTAGAAATGGGTAGACCTAAAAAAAAGGAAGTTAAGTTAAGTACTGACAGTTTTTTATCTATAGCTCAAGAAGCTTATAACGAATTGGTTGAACAAAGAACTACAGCCATAAGACAAGTTAATGAAAATAAAAAAAAGGTAGACATAGAAGATATGCATGACTTAGTTAACTTGAACAAAGCTAATACCGACCTACTTAAACTTATCGATACCACCATAGATAAAAAATTATCTTTAGTTAAATTAATGAGTCAACTAATCTTTAAAGGTGAAAACGCAACAAACAATGATGTAAACGGACAATTAACACCTGAAGATATGGAATTGTTACGTGGCATGTTTACTGACGAAGATAAAGACAAAAAATAAAAAAATGTCATGGGATTTATTAACGATAAAACCGATTTGTTTGGGGAAATATCCGCTACTAAAGCCCTATTCGACAATTTCCCAGAACTAAATAAAGCTTTTAACAATTACCAATCTGTAAAATCAAAAAAAGGTGATATGATACCTATGCTTTTAGATTTACTAAAAGAATTAATAGGTTCAAACATAGAAGATCAATTCGGTGAGTTATTAA